ATACAAGTGGCACTACCATGCCGTCGCAATCCTTGAAGGCGTCTCTTCTGATAGTTCTACCGTCAGAACACAGCAGATCGTTTTTAGTAGCCCAGCCACTAAAATCGTATTTTTCTGCCATTTTGAAATTTACCTCCTAGTTCATGATCTCACTCATTGGAATGTCACCCGGGTTCTCTTCCTCAGGCGTAGGCTCTTCCATAGCTCCGTCCATTGGTGTAGAGCTACCCATTGGAGCTCCCGCAGAAGGATCTCCGTACAAGTTACTGTTAACAAGTTCATCTGCTTTTGGATCGTCTGATGGTTTCATACCAATAGCTTGACGGATTTCGTTGGAAGTCATGATCTCATTCCTTGTAAACTTATCGGCGATCTCAGCCATATCGTTAACCGGAACAAGACGGAATGGGTCTCTGTAAAATTCAACAGACTGGCCCTGTGACCTAGCGGTCTTAGTGAGAAATTTTCTTTTGAACTCAAGTGAAATTGCGGATAGTATCGGTTCGATGGTTCGATTGTAATAATTCAGCATCGTCTTCTCATCAGCAGTACCTTTGAGAACTTCTTCAGTTATGCCTAACTGACCGTAAAGCATGTTTGTAAGGTACTCAACCTGTTTAAGAAGATTATTCTCAACCGGGCGGTTAAGCTGTGTTATTCGCTCGGTACCATCCGTGTAAGCTATTCCATACTTAGAGCCTGTGAGCTGAGTTTCTATCTGCTTTCTACGCTCCTCAGCCTGCTCTTTTCTGGTCTGGCTTTTAACTACATAAGGAAGCTGAATAATAAGGTCAAGCTTCCCGGAGCTACTCTGTTCATCGACTACATCCAGAAGTGCAAGCTTGCGAATAAGTCTTTGCAGAGTAGAGTTTGGTTCGTTCATTACTGCATACAGTGGATTCATCACTATAGCAACCATTTTCTTTGGAAGCGTCACTTCCTGATGCTTACCGGTCTGATCGTTATATAAGTCGACCCTGACATGCTGAGGATACCACTGTACGATTTTACCAACACGCATGGTGTTAATCTGATAAGAATCGTTATAGCGAGGGTCTATCGACGTCTCGACAGGAACAACACATACTGATCCCTCTTCAAGAAGGGACTGAACTATGTCCTGAATAAAATCTCTACTTGTCTGGTCTATGTTAGCCTCCAAAGTGAGTACATTATTAAGACCGGACTTCATGTCCTGAAGATATCGTCCCTCTTCATCCTGCTTAACATGCTTCATATCGATTGCCGCAGCATCTATTGCGATTCGTGTAATAATCGACGCAACGACAGAGCGTTCCCCACCTCTATAATAATAAATCTTATCTGGACGATAAGAAAAACCTCCATATACAGTGGGCTGCATAGGAGGTGTCGGGTCTCTGCTTGTGAAAGCATTCCAGGCATGTTTTAGCCTATCTGAAAATGTGTAGTTCATTATTATTCACCATCAACTAGCCACGCGCAGTTTTCCTTAAGGAATTTCGCAATAACTCTTCGTAATATTTCTGTTGTTCCTTATTTCCAGAAGCACGCGCAGCACTCATATTATCGAATAGTTGTTTCTGATACGAAGTATCGTCTTTGGATTTGGCATACCGATTATCACTGGCAACCTTCTTTGCAGTACGCGAAGCGGCTTCAGCATTAAGCCTTTGTTCACGAGCGTTAGGTATAGCCAAAGCGGCTTTAACGCGCGTTCCGTCTTTCACATAAAACATATCGGATCCTGCCGACTTAAGCGTTCCAGCATTCTTATAGAGATTCTTGACATCTCTCTTTGTTGTCAGCTCAGAGATTGGCATATCCATAAGAGCCTTCTTTTTATTAAGGTATCTTCTAGCAGAATTAATGTGAGAATCACGCGAAGCTTTTTCCTCTTTAATCATATCTCGCACGCGCTGATTCGTATTCCAATCGTAATGTACCGTATCCGCTAAAGACGCAAACGCATCATAGGAGTCCTTCCCGTAACGTTCTTCATACTTAGCACGTCTGGCGTTTAATTCTTCAGTACGTCTCTCTTGATATACGTCCGCTTGTGCGCCGCGTTTCTTGAGATCTGTGACATTGCTCTGCGCTTCCTTCGCATTGGCAACTTCCCATGAGGCTTCACGACCTGCTCTTCTAGCAAGGCGATCACGGTAACGTTCTGTTCTAACAAGGTTTTTAGTGCTTTCGAGTTTGTTCTTAGCCTTCAGAACATCATTAGATTTACTGTCAGCATTCCGACGAAGCTCGGCAGCCTTCTGATTATTCTTGCTTCCTTCGATTCTACTCGTGATCGCATGGCGTCTGGAAAATGAGCGAGCATCTCGCCTCGCTTGCTTAGCCTCATTCTTAGCACCATGATAGTTTGATTCCGCCGAGGCTACACGTCTATCTTTTCGTACACCCCATTTCATACCTTTGACGCCATGGTGATAGAGCTCGTCACTGTAAATAATTCTATAGTTCATAAATATCACCAAAGTTTAGTATCGCCAGGACTCCTCTCTGCAGGGTTAGTCGAAATCAAAAGAGACCCGTCACCGTAGTGAATTGCATCATGGGTCTCCTTAGACACACAAACCAAATAATCCGGATTGAGAAGATAGTCCGTGGCTTCCTTGATATCATCTAAACTGATAGGATTCATATGATGGACATATACTCTTCCAAAAATGTTCCTATCAAAAATAGCCAAATCGCATCCCTGGTCTCTGGCTATCACAAAATTGCGTATTTGTTTCCATTCGGTAGATTGATAGAATCTTTGATTAAAATATCTATCGAAGCCGAAGGTTTCTTGGCCTACTTTTCCGGAAAGTTTTAAATATTGAAATCTTTCCTCAAATGTCGGCAAGGTCAATAAATGCTGATATGTCCTAATCATCTTAGTACATATAGCTCATGGCTTTCTTGGCCATGTTGATGTATGTATTAGCCTTATTGACATCGTCCAGGCTAACATCAACCCCCTTTTTCTGAGCATACTTTACACCAGCGCCAATAACAGCAGAGGTGATGGCTGTTTTAACAGCGACCTTCATAGAGCGCTTTAAAGCCGCTTTACGCTGAGATCTACGCTGACCTACATCCTGAGCTTTTCTCGCTTTGGCTCGCTCAATATCATGCTTGTTCATGAAATCGGAGTATGTCTTATCGTCACCGGCTTTCTTAGCTCGCTTGGCTTCGGTCATATACTTTCTGGAAAGGTCTTTTCCAACTTCCTGACGGACTGTACCTTTCCTATACTCTGTATTCTGCCTAAGAGCTTTCTTGTACTCTTTATTATCAGCCTTATACTGAGCTTTCTTCTCTTTGTTCTTGCGATCCTTCTCCCATTCCATCTGAGATACGTTCTTCTTCTTTCCGAGCTCAATGGCGTCGGCTTTATTGGACGAGCCCTCTTTCCACTTTTTAAAGCTCTTGTCAACCTTGTCGTTTTGGCGTCTTGCAATGGCTGCTCTAACTGAGGTTGGACGGTAATCCTTTCCGCCAGACGTAGTTCGATCTTTCCGAACACCCCACTTCATGCCTTTTACGCCGTAATGTATCAAATAATCACTCATTTTGAATTTATTCAAAGGCTTCCTTGTTAGCCTTATATGCAATGTAAGCGTCCATCATTGCAGCAACATTATCGATCTTAGCTTCGCGTCTCTTCTTAAGAAGTTTACGGTTTCCGTTATTGTCCTCAACCGTAATGCAGTTTCCCATGGCAAACATCATAAGCTGCTCGTCGAAAAGGAGCATTCTCTCTTCCGAGAGCTTCTTAAGTTCTCCCAATGGAACTGATTCGGTCTTGGAACCCTGAGGAACTTTCACAATTCCGAAAGGACCATTCTCAGTTTCCCATCGTTCCACAAACTCTCTTGCGTTGTACGGGTCGAAACCAAACGAACGGACATCGTAGTCGCAATCGATAATATGGCGGTCAAGGTCCTCGTAAACTTCCATCATGTCAAGTACAGTTCCGTCAAGAACAATGAGACTTCCTTCATTCAGGAACTCTTCATACTTGAGTCTGGTAGCCCCAGGAAGTTTCATCATAGTAAGCGACGTGATGTAGCTTCTGGTCTTGATACCAAACTTACCGTTTCCAAGCGGAAACAGAAAAGTAAATGCACAGAAGTCGTCTCCCTGAGAAAGGTCTGCTCCAAGTGCACATGGCATGGACCAATAACTTCTTCTTCGGTGCGGGAGCGTCTCCTCGTATGTGAAGAAGAATGTGTAACCTTCCATCGGAATACCGAATCGTTTAGCAAGAATGTCGTTTCTTGCGGAAGGAGCATGCTCGGCTCGTTCAACGTCTAAAAGATATGTCTCATATGTTACAGTCTTACCAAGATTCGGGTTCGCCTTAAGCCATATAGATGGATCTTTCTTACCTGCTTCTACTTCAGAAATATCGTCTAATCTGTAATACCAAATGGAGACATGCGGGTTGTAATATTCACCGTTGAGAATATCCTCAATCTCCATCTTGATAGTATCTCCTATACCATTTCTTACAGTACCTTCGGAACTTGTAAGAATAATGAGATAATCGTCATTCTTCGATGCACCCTGCTCGATTGCACCGATTACATCCTCTCTAACATCGCCGGAAAGCCACTCGTCAATTGTCGCGATCTTGTCTTTGTACCCCTGATTCTTATCGAGACTCATCGGTCTTATGACAAGACTGGAATTCGTAAGAAAGTTCTCAATTCCCTTCTTCGTAGACGCAAGCTTTACACGGTTAGCTTTGTTACCGGTCGTGTTATGGATGTTTCCTTCTGTAAGAAATTGGAATAACGGTCCTCTCGACCTTATAATTGCAGTACGTATAGGAGATAGTACCGTTTCGGATTGAGCCATAGTAGGCGATGTGGTCATTTGCTCTGTAGTAGAGCCATCACATGTTAGAAAGTAGGCATGGATCGCAGAGTCATACATAGACTTAGCTGCACCACGCGCAACGATAAGATACTGCTTCTGAGTAAGACGCTTCTTGATTCGTTTGCGTACATACCGTCCGGGTTTTCCGTCTTCTCCTGGTTCATAGACACTTCGTTCGACGAAGTAGTACCAACAGAATACCTGCTCTGCCCAAAGCTTGAATGAATCAAGGAGAACCATGTCCGATCCGTCTGTCAGTGTAAGTTCGTTATTACAAAAAGCGACAAAGCCGTCCATAGCTTTGTCGTCGTAGTAAATTCCGGGATTTCTTATTAGTGAATCTATTCGATTCATCTCTTTCGAGATCCATTTGTTTACTGGGATCTCCCCTCTCATTACGGCTTCCCGAAACTGGCCATAATAGTACGGGGTTGCCGTATTAGATAAGGACATTACATTACCTCTTTAAGAGATCTCGCCACTGCTCCGGCCATTGGACCGTTTACCTCACGAAGCTCGCCATTGTCATAGACAACGACGAAGCAATTATCGTATCCGTCACCAACTATGAATCCAAATACGGAATCTTCGCCAAGTTTTCCAGAATATGTCTTTTGAATATCCTTACCTGGGTACTGCTCGAGTACTAGTTTCTTCGCACCTTTTATATCCATTTATCTTACCCCCTCGGTTTAATTACGTGATCTTTCAGCATCGCATCGATGTCAGGTTCGCAAGTGTCGAATCTAATAAATGTAGAACGGTGAGGATAAAAATCCGAGTTCACCTTGAAGAATTCGTCGATACTATCATACTTACGCTTGAACTGATTATCGTATACCTTGACACCGCCCTTTTCTACAGAATATTCAACCGAATGCCCTGAGAATGCGGACTTGACAAGTAAATCCCCACGAGCACCTACACCTTGCGACGATAAAACTTTATCCATATGGGCAATCTGTTGTGAAGCGTTGCGGGTTGATTTCTTTTCCTCACGCTTAATGGTATCCATGACAAATTTGTCAGCCTTCTTAGGATTGCTAACACTTTCGCCAAGGAAGTTTTCATACTTTGATCCCTTCCACCATTTCATAGTTTCTCCCGGCGCATGCCCTCTACCCGGAGAATTCTTAGCTTCTACGTCATAGCCACGCTTACGCATTTCAGCGGCGGTTGTGCAATAGACACAATTTGTAAACCATCCGTCTCTAAGAGCCTTAGTGACATCTTTCCTATCCTGCGGGGCTAGTTTCATGAGATCCTGTGTATCTGACAAATCTTTAAGTGCAGAGTCTGAAACAGGGACTGGATTAATCATCTTAAGATCTTGCTCTTTTGTGGTGTTAGTATGCTTAATATCGTCAGCAGTATACTTTTCGCTAAACCAGCCTTGTTTATGTAAATCTGATACATGCTTTGCACCACGAGCAGCAAGTACCGCAGCAGTGGCAACGGTATATGCAGCAAGCTCTGGTTGCGCACGAAAGGCGTCGGCCACGACACCTTTAGACTTTCCTGACACACTTCTTCTTTTCGGAACGTATTCCTTACGAACACCCCACTTCATACCTTTTACGCCGTAATGCATAAGGTATGTGCTTGGCTCTACTATCTTGTAGTACATCGTTGCACCTCCATTTTGAATTCCTAGAAGATGTAGCGGCATCCGGCCATCGGATTAAAGCTCCAGCCTCGATAGAAAGAACTGTTAAATGCAGAGTGCTCCAAATACTTCTTAATCTGGTCTATGTCATAGCCGGCATTAGCCAAACTTTTTATTGTGCTTCTTGCTTCCGCATCGCGATTCTTGAACAGATTCTGATACTCACTGCTGCTTTTATCAATTCCTTTGTTGCTAGGTTTTCCGATACGATCAGTCACGTCTTTTCCAACAGACTTGCCATTGGACTGCCCCTTAGAATTACTTGACGAATTGGAACCCGCAGTTCCGCTGGTTCCTCTAGCCAGAGAATTGACATTCTCGCCAATAGCAGTCATCTTCTTTGTATACTCAAGAGCCTTATCTACGGAATCTCCTTCTGGCTTGTTCTCCTTCAGATCTTTTATCTGACTCTTAAGAACCGCAGCGGTTGTAGCCATTGCACCTATACCCGTTACAGTATTTCGAACATTCTCAGAGCCAACAACCTGAAGACCCTTCTTTGCAACGCCAAGAGAAGCTTTGGCTACTTTAAACTCTGTGGAGTTAAGCATAGCGGCCTTCATATGTCCATTAGCGCCGAGTACTCCGGAGATTAAGTTCTTTCCGGCTTGTATAGCCTGCGGATTGTTGACAAGCTTGTGACTTGCATACATCACTCCGATTGCTAGTGCAATCTTAGCTCCGGTTGCAACTTTACGCTGAAATTCTGGATCATTTACTTTCTCTCGAATCTTACTACCAGAGGAAGTTGCAAGTCGTCTTGCGATTTTAGTTGACTTACCGAGAACGGACTTTTCGCTTGCGGTTCTTCTAGTCGGTCTATAGCCTAGTTGTTCTGGGGTTTTGCGCACACCCCACTTCATGCCTCTAACTCCGTAGTGCATTAGATAATCATCGGCGGAATGGCTACCGTGCTTCAGTTTTGTTAATTCTGAAACTGCACTTTCTAACTTCTCCATTTCGTCGTAGATTTCCATCATTCTTTTATCATCATTTCTGT